TTTCATTGTGAAGGCTCCGCCCTTTGCCCTGTACCCGTGAAGTGGTTTTCTGCATGGCATGTTTTTTTATTCCTAAAAAAAAGCCCCGAAGGGCTTGTTTACATGCGTAAACCGCCACGCATGACAGTTGACTGAAAGTTAAAGCGGTGAGCTTTTGATACTGTCTTACTGAAGTACTTTTTGCTGCTACGCTTGGACATTTTACGACGTCTTTTCATCGTCTTTGCTCCATAAATAAATTTTCGATTGATGACCTATAGTACAGGTATACCTTGCCTATGCTAAGGTCTCTATAGTTGTAACCTTTGTTTAGCCAGTATATATAATCTCGCATTGTGGGCGGCTTGAACAGCCGTGATGCGAAGTAGGCGATTACGTGATTATTCATCGTCTGATATCCGTTTTTCGCCTTTTATAAGGCTTAACAATGACTTTAGAAGTTCTTTTAAATTTCCTATCTGTGCACCTCCTTTGTTTGTTTCGATTTTTAATAAAATATACCAGACCAAAGGTGAGGATATGGAATATTAGTTTAGTGATTGATTCCGTCATTGATTAATCCGTTTTTTGTTTTTTAATCCCTTTTAGGGATTTGTGACCCCTGTCGGTGTCACCTATGCCATTTACAACAAGGGGAAATGGCATAGGCGGATGCTAATTAAGTCATCCGTCCTCAGGTGAGGATTGTTTTTCTGGCGCGGCAGAGCCTTGCTGATTCATTGCTTCCGTCTCCTCATCGGAGGCGGGATCAATGAATTTTATACCCAGCTCTGAGAGTATCTGCTGGTGATTTGGGTCGTTTAGACCCTCTAGGAACGACTGAGGGTCGTTATTGAAGTATTCGCGAACATTTGCGGGTAAATCCTCAAATGCTTCGCTTGCGTCCGTTACAGTGTCCATCGCTTCCTTGAAATCTACTGATTCGGCAAAGCCATAGCGAGGGGTTTTACTGTTTAAGTGTGTAACTACACCAGTTTTATCGAATTTGTTGACGATGTTGTTGACGTCAACTTCGTCTTTGAACTGTTGTTGTGTAATTGTTTTGCCTTTAGTGCGTTTTTTCAATCGTTTGGTGTCCCAACGTGAACGAACGCGCTTTTCTTTTTTATCTGTCATGATTTTTTCCTTATGGTTTGCTATATGAAGTTTTGCCGTCTTTGGTAGTAACCCAATAGCCTTTTGATTTATTACGTAATCTGTTACCACTGATACGTAATTTATTACGTACTTTTTCTAGCTGTTGAAGGTCGTGTTGAATCGCTCTGTCGACCGCGTCGCCTACTTTGTCTTTCGCGTTTGACATCATCGATTCAGCTTTTTTTTTCATTAACGCTCGTTGCTCAGGATCTTTTATGCTTTGCAAGAAGTTTCCTACAGCACCGCCGACTTCGCTGACGGGTTTTATAGCTTGTGTCTGAGCAATAATTTTTTTAGTTTGTGCTTCAGTCTGTCTGACATTAGCGAGTGATTGAGTTAGGCCGCTTACGTTCGCGGCTAGTTGAGTGTTAGTGTTTAACATATTCGCCGAAGCACCTTGTGGAGTGCTCGCCGGTGCTTTTGCTGCCAATATTGGATTTAAGCCAGCTTTACGCATATCTGCAACGGCTCGCTGATGAGCTGTTGAAGACATCATCTGTTGAAAAGCCATTTGTTCGCGTGCTATCTGTAAGTTTTTTTTGTTGGCGCTGTTTTGACCTGATTTAGAAAGCATGCCGCCAATAGCGGCGGCTCCTATCATTCCTGCTGCTTGCCACATAATTTTATCCTGGTTAATTAGAAGTGGTCTATCATTCCTGGTACGCCATACATTGGCATTGGCCGTGCGCACCGTAGGTTGAAGTAAATATCGGCTATAAAGTCTGGTTCGCTTGGTACTGCTAAAACCCTATCCATTGGTGGAGAGTCTTGTATAAAGTCATCATTAAGTGCCGGAAGTGTGGCAAAGTCTTGCGACAGATGCCAAGCATCTAGAGAGCCTGATACGCCATTTGAACGAAATTTGCCCGTAATCATTGAAGGTTTGTAACGATATTCTGCATAACGTTCTTGATAACCAAAAACGCCTTCATCGTTGTTTACGTTCCCATCTGCAAAGATTTCTTTGTTTAGAACAGCCTGTTCGCCAATGTGTGCTAGTGAAGGCCAATAGAGGTCATAACGTGATTTGCGTGACCACATGCGATTGATGCCTTGCTGATATGTTAAATCTGCTCTGACATTGATTAGACCGATTACAAAGCCATGTTCGGTAAATGATTTAGTGAAACCGTGGTTGTTAACAGCTGCTGTGCCTATAGCAGAAAGATTGCCTTGAGGTGTGTCTCCTGTTTCTGATGTTTGGGCGATTGGGTGAATATTAACGTTGCTGCTGCCGCCGCCTAAGTATTCTGCTCGCTGGAGTCGGGCATCGCCGCCAGCGTTATAAATGTTGAAATGTGATGCAATCAATTCAACATAACGAGTACCACCACGAGCGTCTTTTTCTAATAGCTTTTGTATTTGAAAAGCTTGTCTTAGTTGATTAATAGTTGATGCTGTTGCTTCTGATAAATCTGCATAGAGCTGACCTTGTAAACCTGCTGTTGAGTTGTCTACTACTCCTAATTTTGATAAGTTGCCTGCGGTGCCGCCATCTGTTTGTATGCGTCTTATTTCGTCGCTCTCATTGTTAACTGTGATAACTTGACCGTTTCCCGCACCTGTTACGACTGGTGCAGTGGTACCGATAGGAATGTCGACTGAATCGCCTTTTTGTGGCCAAGGTAGACAAGACGTGAAGTAATCATGCCGTTTGCCGCGTTTTCTTAATGGGTAGTTAGTGAGAAGACCAACGCCGTCTTCTTTGTTTTCGTAAGCTGAATCTTGAAGGTTTTGATCTCTAAACCAGTCATTGTAGATTTTATTGTATGCGCGGAAAGGTAGGTCATTGGCGGTGATATTGCCTGTACCTACTGGTAAACCGAAATAGTCAGGTAGCGTACCCTCTAAGAATTGTTGAGTCCGTGATGGTATTAAATAATCTGTTGAATCGTTAGGATCAGTTTGTTCGCCCATGAATCGCTTGAAGTTGTCCCAAATTATTCTGTTGGGAACGAAGAAGAAAAACGTTTCGACTTTGATGTTATCCATGATTGGGTAAATGGGAGTTGCCATTCTGAGGAAGGCATCCATTTTTAGATTGAATGTATCGCCGGGCAGAACTTCGTCAACGAAGCAGGGTACTAAATACCCTGCATCGAATGTTGTTTTGAGACCGTGGGAACGGTCAAAAGAGGATCTTTGTATATCTGTGCTAGGAACGCGGCTGAATTGGTGTTGCATTACTGATTTCATTATCGGATATATCCTTTTTGCTCATTGAGAGCTTGTAGAGTATCTCCGGTGCGGGTAGCAAGTCAACTGTACAGTAACTGTCGTCGAATGTGCCGACCTTAACTAATACATAGTCTTCGGGATGCTTAGCGAGCATACTTGTATGATCTTCGGCAGCGTCCATGATGTCTCGTATCGCTTGGCCGTCTGTAATTGCGCAATGTGGCTTTGAATAAACCAGTGTTTTTTGGTCGTAAACTGAGTACATATTAACTTTCATCGATTTCATAACTCCTAATTAATTTTGAGAACCTTTGTTCATCGCATTCGTTCATGACATCTAGTCTTGATTGCGATTTATCTTTAGTGGGTTTGTTTCTAAATATTTCAAGTAACTTTGTTTTGTATTCTTCAAATAGTTCTGGGTGGTCTACTTTGTAGCAATCGCGGTAATATTGTGGGATACGGCATTGAAATGACTGTTCGCCGTTGTACATAACGACCTGACCGATGTTGAACATATCGTGTTTGTAAAGCTCATAGAATCTATAGCCTAGGCCGCCGCGGCCTTTGATTTGAGATTCTCTATGTGACTTGTTACTAACAGTCATATATTCAGGCTGTCTCTTAATAATTTCTCCTGTTGATTCTTCTACTGCGCCAGTGCAGTAGTGAAGGTCTTTAGCTTCTCCTGATACTTTTTTAGTTATGTAGCGGGCAACATATGCCGCTGATTGAAACGTAACCGTTCCTATGTCTATGAAACCTTTACCCCATATATCGTGTAGCGTTTTAGAGTAGTAACTGAGATAGCCTGACTTACGTTTTGTTTTGACTTCGAGGTCGTCAAATTCTATCCCAAATAGAATTGCATGGTAGTGCGGTCTTTTTAGCTTTTCGCCGTACTCCCCGCAGTGAAGAAATTTGATTTGGCTTTTGTAATGCTTTCTCAAGCGTTTCATGAATTTTTGATAATCTGATTTTACTAAGGAGCCGTGAGGGGGTAAGTTTTCGTTGTTGTAAGTTAAAGTGATAAACCATGATTTGTTCTCTCCTGTTGCTTTAAGTTCGTGCATACATCTGACCGCCCAGTCTCTCGAATGGTCTAGTCTGCAACCAATGCATCTGCCGCATGGTATTGACATTGTGCCGGTACTACCGGCCAGTTTCATTGTGAAGGCTCCGCCCTTTGCCCTGTACCCGTGAAGTGGTTTTCTGCATGGCATGTTTTTTTATTCCTAAAAAAAAGCCCCGAAGGGCTTGTT